TTCTTTCAGTGCTTCACCGTCCTTGTCAAAAACCGCCGCTGAAATCTTCACCAGCCGGTCGCTTTGTTCAAACAGTGTCCGATATTTGTAGGTAAGTGCATCCACTTTATTTGTGGAGAATACCAGCAAAGAAATATAAATGACACCTGTGAAAGAAAGCTTGAAATCGCCTGTACCATTCCACAATCCATCAAGCGTAAACATCCTCTCGGTATTAGATACTGGAAGTTCTTCCTCATATCCGAACATGGCAAAATCTTCAAATCCGGTTTTATCGGCATTAACAAACTCAATCTTCAAACTACCTGCTTTGACTACACGATATGTAAAAGACAAATACACAACCCCTGGTACTTTCAGCCCCTCACTATTAGTTTGCTTATATTCCGGCACTAAGCGAAAATCTTCCAACCGTTGCATAATGTAGCTGTTTCGGATATATGCGTATGGTATCTTTCCGTCTGTGCGTATTTCAGCATGACCGCCCGGTTTTGTCGACAAAGGACCATTATTCGCCCATATCCACTTTCCACCCAATGTCAGCAAAGTTGCATTCTTCCCTGTTGTCCATTTCTCCATACCGTTAGCGAAAGAAGTGTTATCAAAGTAACTCTGCTCCTCACGTATTTCTTGGCGCAAGCCTTCTACCGCTGAATGTATTTTCCCCTCTGTAATCTCAAAGCGTGTCAATATATCCTCACCGGTCATTAAGACAAATGTACCTTTCAAATATACGTTATCGCCATAAAGCCCATTTCCTTTAGGTTGTTTATCAGCGGGAAAAGAACTATCTTTAATACCATCCAAATTACCGAAACGACAGCGCAAACACCCGTTGAAGTTCTTGGCTTTTACTCTGTCCAAAATATCGATACGAGGCTGTCCGTCTTCTGTAGCCGATATACTGATAAGATTCTGACGTAACTTATTCTCTGTATTACCCATCAATACACACTCATCGCCTACAGTTGGGGCTACACCACCAAATTCGGAAACAGGTACTGTAACGCCGTTTACATCGGCCGAAGCAATTTCCACCCAATAAGCCTTGCGAGACGCACCACTAGTAACAGCGCAACGCATCAAGTCATGGACCATAAAATCACATTCCTGCTCAAAAAGGATGCGGTAGTTGTTACCTTGGCGAATAACATCCTTTATTTTTCCGTTAGCTGCAGAAACGATAAACTGACCGCCTATGCTACGCACTTTCTGTATTAGTAGCTCAAGGGCTACCAATGATTGCCGGATAGTAGCTTTATCTATAGTAAGATGACTTAATCCGGTAAGCTGGTCTATCCATATCTGCCAGCCTTCACCAATCAATCCATCTACAAACTTGGTACTGCGAAGCAGCTCCCGAATAACAGCAGTCAGAAATTCAGCATTCCCTAAATCATCAATATTGGCTCCTGATTTACCTTGAACAAAATCTCCAAGTTTAATGCCTTTTAAAAATGTTATTAACCCCGCTGCTGTATCGTTTAACTTTTTGCTTACTGCATTTTCCGCTATTTCCTTCAATGTGCGAAGCGATGAGAGTACATTCTTATCTGTAAAAGGTCTTTCATCATACTTTTCCAGAACCGTAACACTACCATTTCCACCACCGCCGTTTATAGTGGCCTGCATAGAACTTATCTGCCCTTCTATCTTATCTTCCCATTTCTCTGTCAGATAGTTTGATACGACACACGATAGTTTTCCGGTTTTCAGATTCTTTTCTGTGGAAACAATACGAATGATTCTACTGATATTACGAGACGGTATGCTTACAGTTATCAAATCCCCACACTCTAAGCCACCTTTTTCCCTCATATAACGATAATCCACATCAAGAGTAAACTTTACCCTTTTTTGCGAATTAAAAGCAAGCCAATCCGTAGCTTTCTCACGCAACTTTGATATTGCAGCTTGCTTGTATGCCTCTCCAAGACGAATACCGGTAAAATTAAACTCCTCACCACCTCTCAAATGTTTGGCCGTTGATGGGATAAGAGGTCTGCTTTGGGTTTCCGGATCAATGGGAGCCAATTCATCTTCTTGGTAGATTAGGGTTATTTTCTTATTAGAATTATCCCACTTAAATTCAAAGGATTTTCCCATTAAATCTCCTGTGAGAAAATTAATACGCGCATCATCGCCAATAGCCAATTCGTCAATATTAAAATCAATATCACGGCATATAAACTCACGATAATTCTCCCCCGTAGGATTCTCAACAAAACCAGTAAAAGAGGGATGAATATCATCAAAGACAATTTTTTTCTCAACTGCCCGATTGGTTTCTGAAAAGTTTTCCAAATACTTTTCGGGCAACATCAAACGTCCTTCTTCATCGCCTTCCCCTGGAGCCATATTCTTTGTTCCACCAACTGGATATACACGGGTAGTAACATCACCACTATCCACGTTACTTTGCTCTACCTCATACAATCCGCCACCTTGCCCTTGTGTAAATGTCAGATTTCTTTCATTTTCAATGCGTGATACATAATTTATCGTATGGTCATGTACATAATACTCATAGCCATACGCCGAAGCCAACTCTGATAATAAACTACGGCAATCTATCCCGTCAAAAGACAATGTCATATATTCTGTATCAGGAATATTGCCAAGCTGCCACCCCGTATCTACCCCTAAAGGATTGTCATTTGTCTTGTTGACATTCCATATCAACAATTCCAACCAATCCCTCAATTTTCCCGTAAGAGTAACGCGGACGCTTTTGGTTATCTTATTGGTGAGAATCTTATCTATTAAAGTATATTCCGGTGCTTCAAATAAGTATGTTGTAGTATGATTCACAGAACTTTTATCGGCAAATTCAGATGCACGATTAATTTTATATTTTATTCCGCCAACCCTTATAAAATCCCCCTCTTGAATATCAGGAATGGTATCAGTTACCACAGTTACCGATACTTCATTCTTATTCATTATGCCATTAGCCAATATAGCATCATCAGATGCAATACTGGCTACCTTGGTATCAATTCCAGAAACTACACGATATACCTCTAAGATGTCAATCATTGCTGCATTACTCTACATTTTAAATCGAATTCCAATACATGCTTAGTCCGCACTGTAACGGTTATTCCATCTTTAAAATATATTCTCATGCGCTCATTATCTTTCAGAGTCAAATTTCTAAGACCGGGACTAATACACAAAGCTGAAAACCTGCTCATGCTTGAGTATAACCTTTCCAAGCTGCTCCCCAGCATAGTACACTTTAATGTCAATGTGGTAGGCTCACGATATTTATTTTGCATATATGGCAAAGTCGTACCTATCTCTATTCGCTTTCCAATAGCCTCAACACCAGAACGAGAAGATACATAAATCCCAAAATCAGCACTTAAAGAATAGCCATCCATTACGTAGTTATTCCCACCTGACGGATTAATGTCTATTTCTGCCGGAATATAGCTTTGTTGCCAAAATTTTACTTGCACAATAGCCATATTCAAAGTAACATATTCTTCTACAGAAATCTCATCCTTACAGATAACATTAAAGCTACCAAATCCGGTCGATAAACGCCTGCATGAAATACAAGCCTTCTTTAGCTTATCTAATTGGGATTTTACATTTTCAGAGCGAACCACCAAAGATAGAAGTAAAGTCCGGCCATCCAGTTCAATATCTTCTGCATCAACAAACGGTTCAATACCGGTTCCCCAATTATATTCCGTTATTCCTTTACGCTTAGGAAGGTCAAATACTCCTGATATGGCAATACAATCTTTTGTCTGACCTACATAGGGAAAAGCATCGTAAGAAGATATATCTATATCGTCAAGTTTATAACTCATAAGTGGCTCCTTTCCGAACTATTAAATCAGCTCCCGTACAAGTTGCATTGCCATATAGATAAACCGTAACATGAGCACCACTACATTCATCTACGATTATATCTGCATTATCCAAAGCATCTATAATCAAGCGTGCCCCATTGGAAGCCCGAAGATTCAGCTTTGTACTATCAGCAGCCCATATTCGGCACATCATGCGTTCTGTTATTTCCACTACGGCATAACATTCCCCCACAAAGGCTACTTCCTTTTGATTTTTCACATTTACTGTTTCATCGGCATATAATCCTTGTCCGTGCATCATATCTCCAAAATTAGAGCGAATAAATGCACTCGATGGGGTATGTCTTGAAAGACAAAACTTAATATTATCAAAGAAACATCTAATCATCTCTGCCTTGGATTTTGTTTCAGCCAACTCTTGAAGCCCTTCATCGCAGGCTCCGGCAGCACCTGCCAATAATGCAATTCGTTCTTTCAGTTCCATACTATCCTCTCCCATTATAGTTTTTAGTGTTTTTTCTTATTTCATCAAGCTTTGTTTCCAATGATTTGATACCCGTTTTTAGTTCTTCAACAAGAGTTCCGGTATTATCTGCCGTTGCTTTTGTATTATTGTTTATTCCAATAATCTGCACATAAATATTAGCAATATTGGCAAGCTGCGTCCGGCATTCTATAAAATGCTCATGGCTCAAATTAAGCAAAGAACGTATATCTAAAGCAGACATATTCCATAGACCTACAAGCTGGGAAGCGGTGCCCTCAGTTACCGCAGCCTGCAGCTCACCAGTAACGCCATTCTCCATTTCATCTTCAACTTCGCTATTTACAAGTCCCAACTTCTTCAACAATTCCTGATAACGCCCCAACTGTCCCAATATCTGATCTTTTCCCTGCTGACCCGCTGCAACAATTTGGTCTATTTCCCAGTTGGTAAGTTCAAAACCGCCGGCACTGTTTTCATTAAAAGCATCTGCCATTTTTTGAAACATATCGGACATCGATTTTTGGATTACAAAAACGTCCAGTTGCTTAGATATGACATTCTTCATCAAGTCATTTATCTTTTCTTGTATAGCTTCTTTGCCGTTATCAAGACCATTACATAATCCGTCAACAATACTCGAAGCCATATCATTGGAAAATGAATACAAATCAGTCGTTGATAATTCATCTATAATTCCCTGTCTGAGTTCTTCTATCTTATCCCTATAATCCTCTATTTGGCTTTCCCAATCAGCAATCTTCCCGTCGTCACGTTTTTTAGACCTTTTGCTTTGCTCTGCAGCTATCATACCCTCAGTTTCCGCTATCTTTTGATACAAGTTATTTACCTGCTCTATCTGCTTGCTATATTTCTCACTGCCGATAGCTTTGGCTGTTTCACGTTCCAACTGCCGGTATTGCTTCTCCAAGTTTTTCACATTCTCTTGATGCTGTTTAATTTCCCGATTAGCCTTACGACTTCTTCGGTCAAAGACATCAAATGCAGAAGATATAAGCCCAACGGCACCTGAAATCATAGCCGCCGGATTCATGGAAGCAATACCGCCGGCCAGTTTACCTGCCGACCCAACCATATTGGATATACTTCCAAGTAACTTTTGGGTTTCTTCATCCCCAGCCAATCCCATGTTCTTTAAACCGCCTATGACCGAATCAAAACATTCGTTCACCATTCCAAGCACTTCGGAAGTATCACCAAATATTTCTTTTAAGGATGCTTTCTTTTTAGTCTTATCAGCCTCTTTCTGATATTCTTTTATATGAGTAACCAAGCTGCGGAACGGGTTACGGGATTTGATTTCATCCTCCGCATCTTTCAGCTTCTCCAAGACCTTATCCAGGTTAATAGGGTCCAACTTCAAATCTTTAGCTTTCGACTTGATTATCTGAATAAGATTTTCTATTTCGGAAATGGTAAGGTTATCCAAATCACCGAACAATTTTACCCATTCATCCGACTGCATCAACATCTGTGCATTTAACTCGTTCAAGGCTTTTTCTTTGCCTTTGGTTAGTTTATCTACTAATTCCTCATTTCCTGCTGCTTGAGCAATTTTTTCATCCCATTCTTTGGTTATAGTGTATTCTCTGCTCTTATAATCATCAAGTTGGGCAATAAGGGCATCGTATTGTTCCTTCTTGTCTTTATTTTCCTCAAATGACTGTGCGTTATCAATGGTGGATAAAGTTTCCAGATATTTCGCTGTAGCATCAGCTATCGCTTCTGCTTTTTCTTTTCCTCCCAATTCGGAATCCTTTATATTACCTATCTCGCCTTGAAAAGCCTCTTCCCTCAATCTGCGCATTTCATCGTATCTATCCCGTATGGCTTGTTTACGTTTTTCTTCTTCCATTAGAAAAACAGAGGAAAGCTCCTTCTGAAAATCAATTTCCTGTCTGTCGTATTCTTTATTTACGGTTGTTTCTTTCTTTTCAGCCTCTTCTTTTATAACCATGCGTCTTTTCACGAAAATCTCCTTTTCCTTTTCAGGCATTTCTTTGCCTACAGACGCATATTTTTTCTTTCGTTCTTTTTCCTCATCATCAATCGCTTTCAGACGCTCTTCCTTCTCTATCTCAACTTCTTCTAAAGCTTTGCGTCGCCCGTCAGCCATAGCAGATACCTTCTCCTGCTGAAGCTTGATTTCCAAATTCACAACCGTAGCAGTGAGTTCTTCCATCGTCTGCTTTCTTCTCTCGGCTTCTTTCTTTTCCGCATCAGTCAAAGTTTTTTTTACACCTGTCGCTACAGCATTACCCTGCTTTTTTTCATTTATCTTTTTTATATTATCTTGTATCTGTTTAGCCTGTTCCTCCAAGTTATGTAGGTTGGAATAATCAGAAAAAGACGATCCACCTCCCCAATCAGCAAAAGAAAAAGCTTCTTTAGCTTCTGTTGCTTCAACAATCTTTGCTTTAACCGCTTTTATCTGTTCCTGCACTTTTTGAAGCTCACTTTCGTAAACAGATAGTCTGACTTCATCCGGCCAGCTATCCTCCAACAATTTTTGTTTGGCTATTTGAATTTTACCATAAGCACTTTCCAATTCACCAAGCTGTTGCCGTTCATTGTTTATGGCACGTGAATTATCAATTGTAATAGGCATACCTGTAGAAGAAGTACCTATTACTTTACCATGTTCTGCTTTCAGGCTTTCAATACGCTCTTTACTTGCCAAAATTAAGCCACGCAAACGTTTTTCATTATTTTCTTCAATTGCTGTATTAGATGCCTTCACAAGTTCATTTCGATCTTTCAAAGCTAAATTCTCAAGGGTTAAACCTTTATATACTTCAGGCAGCATATTCTTCAGCTTTTCCAAAGCCATTTGTCTTTTTACTTCTGCTTCATTTGTATCATACAATGTATTGAGAAGGTTGTTGGTTGATTCTTTAAATCTATCTTGCTCTTCACGAAACTCTTGTAACTTAGTCTTAGCCTTTTCTGTATTATTTCCAAATAATAACCAAGCAGAAGCGGCCAACGACACGACTGTTAGAATGGCCCCTATGGGATTAGCAGCCATAGCAGCAGTAAGTGTACGCGTTGCAATGGCGGCTTTCAACTTTGCTGCAGCTAAAAAACCATGAGCACGAGCACTAAGGTTTGCAGCAGCAGTATTTCCGGCAGTGGTGGCATTGTTTATTATAGTTGCAGCCGTATCCGCTTGAGTTCTTGCAGTACCTATACGCTTCTCTTGATTGTTTATTTTTCGACTAATTGTATTTACTTCATTTATAGCAGTGTCTTCACGTTTTGCTGCTATGGCAACCTTTGTCTGTGCTACTTCTGTTGCAGCAATATCATTTGCATTCAAAGCCATATCCAGCTCTTTCTTGGCAGCAGCAGTTGCCTCTTGGGCGGCAACAACACGTTGTTTGGCAACCGAAAGACGTTCCCTATTTTTAGCCAAAGATTTAGATAAGGACTCAACCTCTGCATCCGCACTTTTCTTAGCATCCATTGCTACTGTTGAGAGAGCATTGGCATATTCTACTGTTCCTTTCTTAAGATTTTGTTTTTTTACAATAGTCAGTTGTTCTGCAGTAAGAGACTTTTCCAATGACGCAGTATATGCTTCCTGCATCAAACGTTCCTTTTCCTTTTCAATAATAGTATCTCCTATCGTTTTATGATATAAAGTCGTTGCTTGAGTTAATACCTTCTTAGCGGCGGCCGCCACATTATCTGTCTTAGTAGCATCCAATGTAGCAACTTTGTAAGTAGTCCATGCAACCGCAACCAATTTTACCAAAGTTTCCATTGTCTCCAGACTACTTTCTATCTGACCATTATCAAAAGCATTATTCATAGCTTCTGTAATATCTGATACTTCCTTTAATATATCTTTGCCAAGTGGAGCAAGGAAAGCCTTGATATTATTCTGGAATAGTTTTAATTGATTCTCTCCCGCCTCTTTCATCTTGCCATAAGCAGAGTTAGAAGCACCAACAGAATTACCCATTTCACTCAAATGTTCCGATGCTTCCTGTGCATTTTTCCCTGTTAAGCCAAGCAAGCCGTTTACGGCCTCAATTTCAGGAATAAACTCACGCAGTTTAGCTTCACTGCCATCTGCTTTCTGCCTAACCAATTCCAATGCCTCTTGGAAAGTCCGACCTTCATAAGCTCCATCTCCAAGATACTTAGATACTCCAACTATGGCTGCACGTATTTGTGTCATAGCCTGGGCTGTTGGAGTACCTTGTTTGGTTAATGTAGCAACCGCCGCTAATACTTGTTCCATCTCTACACCATAGGCAGCAGCAATCGGGGCAACCTGCGCAATACTTTGGCCCAATTCCCCAAATGTCGTTTTTCCCAAACGGACTGTAGTAAATAGCATATCAGAAATATGCTCTGCATCATTGGCAGACATCTTATAAGCGTTTATCAAGGAGGTTATTGTATCAGCGGCAGTCGCTGTATCAGTAATTCCCCCAATAGCACCTTTAGCTGACGCTTCTAGAATTTTCATACCTTCCTCTCCATCATGTCCGGCGGAAATAATTTGGTATAATGCCTTTGCCGCATCATTAGCATCTATGGGAATACGTTTTGTCAAATCAAGAATACGATTCATATAAGCAGCCATATTATTGGTTACTATATCTGAAATTGTTGCAACTTCCATCATATTCCGTTGAAACTCTTTTTGAAAGTCATACGACCCTTTAGCCGCACGAGCAAAAGCAACACTGGCACTCAATCCTAATCCTCCGAACACATCAAACGATGTAATTTCATCAGCCATCGCCTTTATTATACCAATAGCTTCCCGACGACTCTTATAAAGTCCGGTATTATCTATGCCTGTAGCAAAATATAATGCACCATCTTTATTCTGAATACCCATAATTCATTTATTTTTAAAATATAAGAAAGCCCCATATCTTCACAGACACGGGGCATCAACCTCTAAAAACAAGACATGAAACAATGTTTCAACATTGTAATATATAAAAACAGGCATTATTTCGCTTTTGCGCCTTCAATATCATAGTACCTCTTCATCCGAATTGTTTTTGTCGGATCATCAAAACTAGGTAACTCAACCCATTCATAATCCACACCTTCGGTTTCTCCATCTTCATCAACTGTCCGGTTTCTTTCTTTCATCACAGAAGCATATTCCTGCATCATTATTTCAATCAAGGAATAACTGCTTTCCATTGTTTCCCTATAAGTCAATCCTAACGAATCATGCACTATAACTAAGAATCTTGCTTGACTGTATCCTGCCAACTTTGCAGATTCTTCTGAGCGGCTATTATCTCCGTCTCTCCCAATGGGCTCACGTTCCGAAGCATCGTGATAGAGTCGCAAAAAGGGAAGTAACCTATTCTAAAGAATATGGCATTGAGAAGTATTCGTATATCTTCCCATGTGGAATTATCTATAAGAACATTGCGAAACCATGCCGGTGGCTCCGACGGCTTATTATGAATGCCCAAACATACAATATCAAGAAGCAACTCTCCATACTTATCCATCATAGCCGGAAAATCACTAGTCGGCTCATCAGACTTGACAATCATCTTATCAAGGTCTGCTGGTTCTATTTCAAGCAAAAGAGGTCGCAACTTAAACCATGTCCTAACCGTTATCGGACGTATGACTATACTATCCCCGACTTCCTTTCCTGCCGGAATAGATTTTTTCTCGCTAAAATCAAATGGTATCTTGACTGGTTGCTCCGTTATGGAAGCCGACTCCAATTTAAACAAATTCTTTACGCTCATAAATTTATCCAAAGGGGCTATCCCGTTGTACTTCCGGGAAAACTCCATAATATTCGCGACTATTATAGAATTGTTTCGCCCCTATCCATCAAAAGTTTGTTTCTATAGGCGGACTCGAACCGCCGACCTCATTATACAATGCGCTCTGCCGACTGAGCTATATAGAACCATAGTTATTACTTGGATGCGGTTTTGGCCGCCTTAGCTTTAGGCGCCGCATCAGTAACTTCACGCATAAAGGCAGTTTTGGTTTCCCCTTTTTCTGTAATTGCTGCCTGTACGTACACACGAACCAATAACAACTCTGCTTGTTCTGCGCCCGGAGCCTGTGAAATCTTAGCCGCTATCTTACCATTGACAACAGTATAGACTACTTTCTTTCCTTTTTTGGGCAATGTTTCGCATTGGAATGTCTTATTGATTGACGGAATATCCGTAGGCTTATTCCAAACATCCTTTGGAGATAATTCTTCCCCTTTGTCAACGGTTCCACCGGCAAGCAATGCTATTGTATCATTACTTGGAGTAGGAATAGAGAACTCAATATAATCAGTGGTATCTTTTACAAATTCCACATATAAGGGTTCGGTACTGCCTTCAATGTCTATCTTCACTTCCTTAGGGTCTGCAAAGTTGAAAGCAACACTACTTTTGGTGGGTAAGGGAAGTGTGGTAAAATCCGTTCCCGGCACTCCATCACCAACATCTGCAATTCTAATCGCGCCTACGCCCATAGCAATAGGCCTTACCGTTTTTGTTTCTGCCATAATCAATTATCCACTTTTACATTAAATCGAATATTAGTACACATAAATCCCTCTTTTAAATCCGGTATCGGAATACTTAGGAAATCCTCTATTTCTCTACAATTGCCATCATCGCTATTTATCGAAGCAAGAGCCTTACGCACCATACGTTTCAACTCTTTCATACGTTGACGCTGATACATTCCATTATGCTTCAAAGGAACAAACACATTCACATTTACAGGGATTTTATTAATGAAATCCAACTCCGTTAATGATAGATGATTAATTACGATATGTTCGTCCTTAACACCGGCCTCAGATTTGTCTTTATATATGGCAATTCCAGTACCGGCAGCTTCTATCGCTTCATATACGAAATCTATTACATCAAATTCATCCATAAACTAGATTTTTTCAAATACCCTAATCAATGCCTTACGCAAATACTCCTGACATTGGATATATCCCGTAGTAGCCACATCTTTTCCTTTGGCTTCAACATGAACCGCATATTCCATACCGGCAACACCAATCAGTACGTAACTTCCTTGATAAGCCAAAGAAATATCTTCGGCCAACTGTCTGGCTTTGGAAATACCAGTATCACCGTCATTCCCTTTACCGCTTTTCTCAAAGTTTTCAGAAACGGTTTCTCCATCCATAGCTATTATATAGCCTACAGAAGAACGAAGATTGCCTGTGCGGTCTGTATAGTTACCCGATTTACGGGCCACTTCTACAAACTTTTCTCCGGCAGCAGAAAGTAATTTAAAAATCCTTTCTTCTGCTCGTTCTTGGAATTTGTCAAACCAGCGGTCTATATCCGCATCCGAAAACAAAGGCGTTAGTCCTGATTTCATACATTTATAATTGAATGGGATTGATACGGTTCCCAGCAAATTATATCCACATCAACATTAAGAGAAGGAACTTGTAAACGCAAATATTTAACATCAATATCAGGACGGACTTTAGTATAGAAATAGCCATGTACTTGCTTTTCGTCGCCAAGGCTGTTTTTCTTCATAACTATACGCCCATCACTAACGGAATCATATCTTCCCTTTACTGACAGAGTTTTTGTTTCTCCATCAGCCCACTCACCATTGACTAATTTTCCGCCAATTTCATAAGTTATCAAGGCAGTATGAGGATATCTAGTTACCATGCGTTCCTTGCCCTTCCCCTAATAATGATTTTCTTTCCTAATTTGGCAGCCTTTTCAGGCTCCCCGTTCTCAATATATAACTGCCTTGCAGTCTGTATATAGTAAGAGCGGGGATGAGAGACAGATAACTTGTTTTCCGTGAAATCCGGAGAATTTATCAGCATGGCATACGTATCAGCGACACATAGACCAACTTGCTTTATATTATCAGTAGTACATTGTTCTTCGGGATTAATACCACGCTTTACAAATACTACCTTTTCCAAGAAGCCTTCCATATCTCCAATAGAGGGATATTCCAGTATCGTTTCTCTGATTGTTGCCATAACTGTATTATTCTTCGTCACCCGGTTCTAAGTTTTCATCATCCACTTCCTGACCCAAGAACTTAGCAGGAATATTATCCGTACCTTCTGTTGCTTCGTCAGAAGGCCATTCCTTACCATCAGCCTGCAAGATATACATAGCTTCCGGGTCATTGACTACAGGAATTGCATTAGCTTCAGCCTTGGTCCACTCCTTGAACGGCTCTTCAGTAGAGAATTTTGTAACCAAGATAAAGTCTTTCTTTACCATGATTGCTTTCTTCTTCAAAGACTCCGAATTTTCAGCCATAATAGGACCGTGCTGGATATTACCAACATTCAAATCCTCAAGGAAGCAAATACGATGCTTCTTCCATGGACAAATAGTAGTACGTTTGTGGTTTGCATCTTCAATACGCACAGCCGGATTGATAGTGATAATCTGTGCCGGATATTCTTGTTCAGCCAAATACTCGTTAATAACCTTCTTGGTGATAACGAGTTTCGATGTCTGGTTAATCCAGCCCTTAATCTTATCCAAAGTTGATTTCTGCTTCTTCAATAAAGTGAAATCAGATGTCAGCATAATGATGTATCGCAGACTTACCCCCTTGGCACTTGCTGCAGAAAGTACATCTTCAATATCTTGCAAACCGTCAGCTTTTGCTGCATCAGCCCAGTCTGCTGAAGATTTCTTTCTGTTATCTGCCGGCATACCACAACCTACAAATTCAGTGGTTACAATGCCATTATTATTCTTTGCTGACAAGTTGAAACCTGCACGGCTCATATACTGCATAGCCCACCACTCCATACGGCCACGCACTGCATTATACACAAAATCCTGATCTTTGAAAGAAAGATTCAGCAACTCCATTTGCTCTGCATCTCCTTGCGCATCACGTTCTAGATTTTTATATTCCTGATAGTCGCTTTCGTTCATGCCACGCTTTACGGCTGTTTTTGGAATATCACCGGACATTTTGCTGATTACTTCCCGCGTCTTCTCCGGAGCGGAAGAATCAAAAGAAACGACATCGGCAATTACCGGAGCACCTTTCTCTCCAACCAATGTTTCCCATTTCAAGCTTGTAACTCTTTTGGGAGTAAAGAAATTAGGGTAATACATTGGTTTTACATGGCGCGAGTTTAAACGGGCGCTCATGTTTTTCTTGTTTACTTGTTTAATTAAACTTCTTTCCATAAATCAATTATGATTTCTTGTTTACGAATCTGATTAACGACATCAAAGCCTTCAAGCCCGCATCGATAGGGAAGGGCATATTACCTTCACTAATGGTTCCACGTACCATTAAGCCGCATGATTGGTTAGCAACAGTCAAATCAACTTTTGACAAGGTTATCACCAACTCAGATGAACTTGCAACAAGGGTTGCCTTTCCTGCCGTACTCTTCTCTTTTACCCCGACTAATACTTGACCAACCTTTGCTGCGCCAATCTTGGCTTCAAGAGTAATAACATCATATCCGGCATTACTCTTGTCTATGGCTGTAATTCTATCGGATGCATCTTTCAAGTCCCCTCCAACAGTAACAAAATCCCCAACAGCAAACAGATGGCTTTTATTGACTTTCACAGTCGTTCCCTCTGCTTCCAAAGCTTCTGTAACCAAAGCAGTCTTGATTACACGATACCCTCCATTTTCATCTTTGCCGACAACACAATATGGCGGCAATTCATCCAATGGCATACCATCAAAAATCGCAGTTCTTAAATCTGCTCGAACAATGGTACCGCCACCGACAACATCCTCGAGCATTTTTATGACCGCAGGATGATACTGAAATTCTTTTTCTTTCTTAAAAAACATAGCTACAATGGATTAATTATTAATCAATACCGAGACTGGCAACCCCGTTGGAATCCCCAGTACCCTCATCTTTATTCATGATTTCCAACCATTCCTTTTCTGTCCGGTCTTTTGGCTGGGCTACATACGGACGATAATTGCCTGCTTCCACTTCATCTGATATTGCGCTTTGGCGAATTTCCTTATATTCTTCTTGAAGCTCCTTAATTTGGTCTTCTACAGATGTTTCGGAATTTACATCAATACGCTTAAACCATTTTTCCGGCAACTCGGCTGTATCAAACAATGCCTTAGCAGACGCGTTTTTGCCGGAATCGGAAACGGTTTTTGTTAAGGTGGAAATATTATCCGTTAAGGTCTGGATCTGCTTTTGCTGGGCTTGAAGCATCTTTTTGAAAGCAGGCGGAAGATCATCCAAATCATCATCTACATCATCGTCATCGTCGTCAACGACCGTTTTGTTTTTCTTCCCTTTTTTGCCCTTTCCCTCTATAGGCTTGCCATCTTTCAGACCATGCTTCTTTTCATATTCAGCAATAGCATTATTGGCAACATCCTGATTGTTCTGCTCGCTTGCTTCCAAATCCGGAAGAATGTTATCCTTAAAAAGAGAGACATAGTTTTCCAGATTTTCCTCGCTCTCAATATTAAACAAGGCTTTTACCTTTGCAGCATATTTCTCTGGAATACCTGCTTTCTTTAAAGCTTTTTTAATTGCAACTAAAATTTCCATAGTCTTTTTGCTTTAAAATATATTGGAGCAGGATTTTTACCATAAAAAAAGGCTACCCGCACCCGGATAGCCTATATTCAAATAAACTTTAAATACTAATCTTTATCGTCTTCATCATATCCACACATGGCATCAGCTTCCGCCTGCCAGCGGTCAAACATAAAGTAATACTTTTTATATCCCTCTTCCTTTTCCTCCATGCTTAACCTTGCCCAACTTACGGAAGCCATCATTGCTTTGTTATTCTCATCATACTTTCCTGCTTCGTAATTTCTGAGAATTCTTTCCGATCTTTCTTTCCAATACTGGCGAAGCTCATCTGTAACTTCCGGTACTTTAACTTTATCTGTCATAATTCTTTCAATTCAATATTAATCTCATCTTCCAACTCCAATATTGAGACAACCTCAAATCTTGTATCAGTAGTAAAGAGAACCTCGTATTGGTTCATCCCTACAAATTTACCGTTAAATTCCGAGATTTTCGATATATCCTTTCCATTTTTACCCTGAATCGTAAAAACTATGCTCACTTCATTTCTTTTCAAAGGGCGATAACTTGCAAACATATCAGCTATTTCCGGAGATTTGCTACATGATGTAAATATCTTGTGAGCAACCTCTTTTTTATCCTTATACAAAGCTTCGTATTCCTTTCGCTTTATTATAGTACCACGATACATAATGCCTTTAAATGCTGGCAACAAATTCAACCCTTCACGAATTAGTATTGCGGCAGCTCTATTAAACTCGCTAAGATTGTCATTATACAACTGCTTATTTAACTGTCGATAGTTGCCTCCGGCTTTAGTATAATGATGTATAGCGGCCAACCTTGTATTAGAAATATTCGGATATTCCTTTGAAAGAAAATCAATAGCACGCTGCATCGATACAGATGTGCTTCTTGTGCGGGTAAACTTCTTTTCTTCCAATGTATAAATATTGGTTTTCAACTCTCCAAAGAACTGCCGGTTATCACGAATAAAATAGGGTTCATTGCTCCATCCTTTAGCCCTTTCAAGGTTCTTGCTTACCCAAGCTTTAGCCGATTGAGGTATATCTTTCACAACAAGTTCTTCCGGTATCGTATCATTTACCAAATACTCGGCCAAATCTTCCGGTTCCATAACTATTGGAATCGCATAACAAATGCAAAATGGATGAAACCCTGTGAATTTAAATGTTTTCGGATATTTGCCAACCATCGAATCACAAAGTGCACACGGTCCTCGATTACTATCAGACCGTCTTATCTCTATGCCCAAAACAAAGTCCTGACTATTCCATCGTTCATAATCTGCTGCACGATAAGCCATATTGGTTGTCGTAGAGGATAATCGCAATGCGTTCATGCTTGCACTACGGTACACACCTTGGCCCGGATGATAATTCTTCATAGGCTGAGATAAAATCAGTTTCCCATTTGCATCACGCACACGCCTAAAACGTTTGTCCGGCTCTTTAAGAAGTTGGCGCACATCCCGGCCTATCTGCCCGGCATTACGGCCTACCGATACTCCGGATGCAAGATAATACTCCAGTTGCTCTTTTGCCAGCTCCGCAATATTCCACACACGGTCAGATAAGGCATTCCCCCTAATATCCATACCTTTTTTTAGCTGCAACATAGCTTTGGCATTATGAGCAAACAGCCCTTCTTTTATAGCTGTATTGATAGCCAATCCCTCAATATACCTTGAAATAAAATCATCATTCTTTAGTTCAGAACGTTTCCATGCGTCCATTTGAAATTGAGTAATATTGGCAAGTAGGTCAGATTGTAACTTTACCAGCTCCCTATCAATACGTTTTTCTATTGACTGATTTCTTACCCATACACTATCTTTCCCCTTATCTGCCCATTGTTGAAGATAAGGGGAAATAGCAGCAATAAAACGATTAAAGATAGCTGTTATATCATTTTGCTGCACCAACATTTTTTGCAAATGCTGACTATCATAAAAGGAAAGCCCTTTACGTTTCATCATTCATCTGGATTAGCAGGAAATGTAGCACCAAAAGGATTGCTGTTTTGTGCCATTTCTTTTTCTTCTTTCTTCATGGTTGCAATCTCTTGTTTGGCATTCTTTGTATAAGGAGATTCTGCAGTAATGGTCTCTTGCGAATTAATAGGCTTATTACCGTTTGCAATAGCCAAGTTCTGCAAAATTTCCGTAAGGTTCTTTGGCAAGATTGAACCGAACTTCACCTCGAAATAATTTCCCTCTATTGCGCCAGCGTTTTTGATATGGGAAATACGGGCCATACCAGCCTGCACGATTGCCACACAACGCTGTACCACCGGACCGAATATTTCCATCTGTTCCGTAGCTTTTATCTTTGCGTCAATAGTCATAAACTCACGAGCCACTCCGGATAAATCACCTATACCGATAAGGTTGTCAAAGGAGAGGTCAGGGCAAGAAGCACCGGAAAATATCTCATGCCTTTCGTTTGCGATTTCCTCTTTCTGAGAATCAATAGACTGCTGCCAGGATAAATATTCTGCATCACCATGATAAGCAGTTCCGGTATCCGGGTCCACTTCCATGGAGAAATTCAACTCCTTTCCCACCGTTTCCTTTGAAGGTAAATTGGTCTGGCCGTAAGTCTTTAGCATAGGGTCTCCAAAATAGTCATTAGTATCTGACATTCGAGAAAGGCGCATTTCATACGCATCCATAAGAACTGCTACATCTTCCCAGTCCGGTTGGTCTACCTCTGCATAGACAACTGGAATTTTCCCGAATAGATTCTTATCCTTTGTTATAACCCACTGCCCATCATTGATTCCGGTTATAATCTCATTAGCAGTATAAATCTTCACGCATTCACAACTTCTGCCATTAACCATAGCTGTGTATTTATGAATGAAGCCATCCATATCATCATCATCGTCAAAATGCGGGTAAAATTCATTGGTTACATTATCATCCTTTGGTGTTGATAATATTTTGGCTTTTAATACGACTTCTTTTTTTAAGATAGGATTTCCATCCTTATCCGTTCCCTTAATATTGCTTTTCGTTACAGGATAAAAGACAATCGCCCCTTTGGTTTCAGATAGTACAATACGAGCAAATCTCATAAAGACTGATTTCATCTTAAGCTTACGGACAAATACCTGCTTGAAGTCTTGCAAGCTATCATCATCCATATTATCTGCCGATACAATCATATCCCCACCGAACAAAAAAGCTGCTGCTGTACGTACTATCTTCTTTGGGATATTAGTTACAATCTTAGCAACCGGCACAGTCTTATCTTCCAAACGTTTTGGTTTTTCTTCGCCAGTATTTGGGTCTGTTTCAAACTCTGTATCTGAATATACAGCCACTTTTTTAGGTTCACGGAAACCTACTGAAGTTTTACGACGGCGGCGTTCTCCGTTATATTCCTCCAAATATTCTTTTGGGTCTCTATCTTCTATGGTATCTACACATAAATCACTGACTATTCGAGAAAAGTCATCATTACTCAATATTTCGGATATTCCTGACATATACTTTTCTCTTAAAATATACACCTACTACTTTTTTTTAAAGAAAAAGCCTATCCAACGATATTAGATAGGCTTTTATATAGAGGATTATTACTTTTGGTGGGTGTGGAACATATGCTCCTAACTATAAGGTTCGCCTTGCTTATCAAAGTGTGTCTATTTTAGCCCACTCCCATGTTCCACACTCCGTCAAATAGTCGATATATATTTCCCATAATTCGCCCTCCATTTAATTTTATTAAATTATAAATAGATTTCATCAACTCATACGCCGTTAAACACAGCGAAACACAACCACACCAAGGAGGCAACACGTCTAAACCACTCAAAAGCGAAAGGCTATTTAGCAATCTTCTTATGAATACAAATATATAGCTATTTTTTCAATTACCCAATTATCCACGCCCAACTTTACGAACAGATTTTTTAAAATTGAGACCTATTGATTCTGCAAACTCTGCAAGAATGGTACATCCGTCCGGTGCATCATCATGAGCATTATCCCCCTCACGCTTATAGTTTGTAAGAGCTTTCATAAAGCGTCCGTAGTCAGAGCCTTTAGTGTATTCTGTTTCATCAAGAAATGCGCAATGCTTTTTTATCCAGCCGGCTTTCATCAGAATACGAGTTTCTTTATGCTGAGTAGTAGGACGCGCTTGGATAAGACAGGACTTTCTTTTAGTGGTAACAAGTTTACGCACATTGATAGCGAATATACGCCCACCATTGTTTGACTCGATACGTAACTGGTCGCATTCGGTATCTATTACCATTTGTGCCAAGCGTGGCTCCGTAACCTCAACCGGGTCTTTGGTAAATAATACATCTGTGATAAAGTATTTCGGTCCGAATACCTTTGCGAATGGTGCACAGAAATCATCATCACCTTTATCCGCAGTATCACAAGCGCCAATAGTGCCATCAGGTCTTTTACCTGCAATATCGGCGAGTTTAAAGCGCATAAGGGAAGACTTCGGAAATAGTAAACCTTTTGCTTCGAATGGCTCCTGCATATACTCGGCCATCCAAATACTTTCGTCTGTCTCCGAGCGCAATTCAAGGTAATATTCGGTCGTGTGTACATCTTCACAGAAGGACCGTTCGTTTTCATCAAGAGCAGCAATACGGATGATTTCATTATATTTCCCAGCTTCTTCCAAACGCCCAAGTACATCATTAGCAGACCAGCGTGTACCAATGTCAATAAGACAACAGTTACCCTCTATACGAGAATCATGCGTACCTTGTTTCCATGACCATACTTTTTCATTATTGTTATCGGATAAGGCATCTTCCAAGCTCTTGTACAAGTCGTCCGTCATGGCGAGCATGGACGCACCAAAACCGATAACAGTTCCACCAACACCACCGCCAAAATAAGAAACCTGACGGGCTCCCTCAACATTCCAGCTCTTCACATTCTGTTTATCACCTTTAAGATAAATATCCGGAAATATTTCATGAAAACGTTTGGACTTCACAATATCACGGGCATCATAGGAAAGTTTATTATACAATGTATCAGAACAACAGTTACGCATAACTGATTCTTCCGGAAAATGCCCAAGCATCCATGCGATAAACAAAGATGAAATATAAGACTTTCCTGCACGTGGCGGCATACTTACTGCAAGGCGATAGATTATGCCGGCAGAGTATGACTCATATACACGCATAAAAGCTTCTGCAACTTTCTTCAAGAATAAACGCTTTGCAAAAAACTTCGGGTCATAGTATAAACAGAAAGCCCAGAAATCTTTCTGAGCTTCCCGCTTGCGAAGAATTGTTACTGCCTTCGCACGCTTTATAAGAATTTCCCGGTTGCTTTTACTCTTGTTCGCCACGTATTATAGCTATTAACTGTTCATCGGTCATACTTTCAAGTTCATCACCTAAATTCACATTGGTATCAACTTCTTTACGGTCGCGCCATTTTTCCGGCTGTCGGTTCTTCAACCAAAATATTGCAGCCGTTGTGTCCGGTGGATAATGTTCTATATACTCCTTTTGGTCAGTTATACGCCCGTCAGATGTAGCGAATTTAGTTGCTTTACATGAGTAACCAATAGCACGATTATACAAGCGAGAAGCTACATTGGCATCAGCCAAATTCTTTCCTTTTTTTAAGGACTCAAGAAATTCAGGGTATTTCTTTTTCCAACTATTGATTGTCTGTTCTGAAACCGAGAAGAATTCAGCAATTTCTTTATCTGTCGCACCAAGCAGACAGAGTTTAAGAACTTGGTCGGAATACTCTTCTTTGTAATCCGATTTACGTCCTCTTTTCTTTTTTTCTGCTGAATTCTTCTTTTCTGTCATAACCAATAACTAACCAAAACTGACAAATTGAGACAACTCATCCTTTAATTCGGGTAAGCCTCCATTATCAAAATAGAAAGAAGAACGCATTTTTCCCTGTTTTTTTACCCCACGCATGGTTTTACACAAGTGTTCTCCCTCCAATACTACACCTATAGCTAAAGGTGGATATTCATCACCAAGTGCATTCCTTATCATATCAACAATATCTTGCGCCAATCTTTCTTGTATCTGTAAGCGGGCAGCGCAGTAATCTACCACACGGCCCACTTTGGAAATGCCAAGAATCTTTCCTTTAGGATTAGGGATATATGCAAACCAATACTTACCAAAGAAAGGCATCATGTGATGCTCGCACATAGAATAATATGTACCGGAATCAGACACAACACTACCACAAGATAAACCATCCTTGCCATTCGGGAATACAGTAATCTTTGGCTTTTGTTCAGGGTCATATCCGCGAAATATCTCTTGCCACATCCTTAAAATACGATCTGGAGTGCCAACAAGTCCTTCTCGATTAGGATTCTCACCAATGTACGAAAGGATATTTCTTATCGCACATTCAATATCTTTTGGGTCTGCAAGCTTAGTTTCCATTTGGGATGCTTTTTAATATAATCAATAACTTCTTCTGTATTTTGACAAGAGCATGGCTGTAAATAATACACGGCTGCTGTCATTTCTTCATAGGTTGATAAATCCTGCCCAGTATAGACTACTTTTATTTCATGAGGATTAACAACAATAGCATTACTTCCTTCTTTCGGTGAGCAAGTTACCCAATCTATATTATTCGGTAAGGAGCGCGTCCCGTTAGTTTCTATACAGACATATTTACCTATCCGATGTAGACAGTCTACAAACTCCCTATCAATCCAAAGCGAAGGTTCTCCGCCCGTCAGTATGACCATCACTGCCGGATATTTCCCTACTTCCGACAAGATTTCCTCATCGGACATCAAAATACCGTCTTCATGCTGCGTATCACAGAAAGGACATTTCAAATTACATCCGGAGAAACGGACAAAAACAGCCGGGGTTCCGGTATGATAACCTTCCCCCTGTATGCTGTAGAATATTTCATTTACCTTTTTCATACCATGCTATATTGTTTTCCGATTCCTGCACCATTACTTTAAAACAAGCCGGAACTTGTTCACAAATCCATCTTGCCATATTCTCCGCTGTCGTATTAAATGAAAGCACTTCATTTAAGTTACGGTGGTCCAACTGCTCCTGAATCTTTTGTTTTATGTGAGTAAAATCTACAACCATACCATCATCATTCAACTGTTTAGCCCGACACCAAACCACGATTATCCAATTATGCCCATGTAAATTCTCACATTTGCTCTCATAAGACAACTTCAAACTATGTGAAGCTGATATTTCAATACGTTTTCTAACTGTGTACATAATAACTATTTATAAAATGACAATACCTGCATTATTTCATCTTCTTCTTGTTTCCGACCATAAGTTCCGGATGCTATCAAAGGAAGAATTTCTTTTCTGATGTAAGATACATTCCTATCTATAATATCTTCAGTAAAAGGATAGCCATTCAGGGCAAAGGCTATAAACTTGCGGAAACACGGTTTACAACTCCAACATTCTTTCCCATGCTCCGGAGTATAACAACTGAACGATGAAGAAAAGGCCTCATCCATATCGCCACCTTGCGCAATAAAAGCCCTAACGAGTTCAGCCTTTGTGTATCGCTTGAAATCCAGATTTATTTTGATTTTCCTTTCTTCCGTCCAATGCTGTTTCTGATAAAGATAGTTCAATAACTGCTCATAGATATCAGCAAATACCGGAGATTTGTCAAGCACCCGGTCCCCGGCCGTAGCACCTAAACAAATTTCATTCCCATAATTAGTGGCAATCCCGATAAGGTACATATTCCGCAACGGAATTATCTTATCTTCCCGTTCCCACTTGGAAAGGTCTAGTTTCTCCACTACAACATCAGCAGGAAGGCGCTTTATTTCCTCTTGTGAATACTTTGTGCCCATATCCACGTATAATTTCACATCAGGCTTCCAAATCTTGTCTATAAGCCAGCTATCCATGCCCCCTGAATATAGGAGGACTTTCTTTTCATAAGAACTCTTCTGCATACTTTTGAAATTTTATCCATTCATTAAAATTATGTCTATTCACCAAATCATGATGCCTGGCTCTCATCCCTTTTGGCGGATCGTAGCATTGCATCTGACCGTTATCAAACTTATATATCTGTCCATATCGGGCACCGGATAGCCATGTCGTACTATCAACACTATCAAACTTAAGGTATGGAAGATACTTGGAACTTGTAAAGCCAAGCCCATGAATACGGATACCGGCACTATGAGCCTGGTCTATAAACCATTTCAGAATCATAGGATTCTGTCTGATTCTTCTACCTTCTTCCATTGCGGAAGTCGTACCGATAGCCACATAAGGATATTCTTCACACATACGTAGAAAATAATCCCTTTTTCTTGAAGCATGCCACACGGGAATAGGTTTCCGCCCTGTCTTGTCTTCCAAGTAACGACGGTAATATTCAACCTTACGCAACCCGACAACAACATCAATATCAAGCTCAAAAAACTTTTGGATATTATTTTTGAGAATAAAATCAGCATACTTCCTTACATAACTATCCCAGTCAAATCCATTATTCTTTCCAGAAAAGGCAGAAAAAGCGCCACTATCAAGAATATGCTTTTCTTGGAGCACATAGCTGCCATATCTGCCGGATTTGTGTTCCCAAAAGGAACTAAGAAGATATATATCCGATGTATCCATGCACCATCTTCTGGCACATGGCTTATACCCAGCAAGATAAAGAATCATACCTCTATCTCTTTGTTACAATATGGACAAACCAATACTTTCTTTTTATGCTCTACCTTATCAGCACCTTCAAAGAAGCCCTCAATATCGGTAGGAATTTCATCAAATGGTAAGTCCATATTCCAATCATTGAGTTCTTCCAAGCAGAAATCTTCTACAATAGCGGCAAAATTGAATTGGGAGGAATCGGAAGCACGATTGTCAGCCAATGCCAACAGCTTCCTCTTTTCATCTTTTGTTGATAGGTCGGTTCTCTTAATAGCGATTAATTCCGTACCGTCAGACTCGATAACACGCACTTTTAACCCAAGTTCCTGGGCTTGTTCATAGACACCATTTCCGGCAATGACAATATCGTTTTTATCCACAAGAATAGAACGTCCGGCCCCACACTCTGTAAGGCTCTTACGAATAAGACGTTTGTTTTCTTCTCCATGAATACGATAATTGCGGGGGTCTAACTTAATCTCACTTACTTTAGACATAGCAATTTCGTTTTTCGATTAAAATATAGACTCCCCTGCAATTTTCTTTCGAATCAGTTCCTGTACTTTGTTATAGATTTCATAAAGCTGCTTTAAAGATTCCTTTCCCGGCCAGTCCGAAAAATTTGCATCTTCAAAAAAACGATATTCAAAGACCCTTCGCGCCAAAGGACTCAAGTCCAAATCCTGCAATACATCGCGTACCTGATGGAAACGACTAAGAAGAAGTTCGTTCTTATCGACTGATTCTTCTTTCACATCCTCAATTTCCAACCGCGAATAGTCCACGTTCTGATCCACCGGCATTGGACGATATTTGCTCCGATAAGGTGAAGTGTCTGAAGTTACATTCAGTTTTATCATCTTCAACACAAAGAAATCCAATTCCGTACAGCCGTTTTTCTTTGCGGAAAGAAGTTGCTGCAGTTTAGCATCATCCTTTTGCAGCAAAGAACAAAGCACCTCATTCAACACATCGTTAGCCTCATCCGGAATACCGGCCAAGCCACAATGATAGACCGCATAGTCCAACCAGCGTTCATATCTCCGTCCTATATATTTTTCTACTAATGCACTTGCCATAAGCTATAAAGTTGTTATCTTTGTGTGTTCTAAGAAAGCTTTATAGCTTACTGGCGGTCGGTAGTGGTGTATCGGCCGCTTTTTTTATGCCTTATCTTTCTTCAATTCCGCAAGAAAAGCGTCCGCTGTTTGTACGCATATCCTGATATGTTCTTTTATGATAACTTCCCTCTTAATGTCATCAATACCCGTCCATTTCAGGAACAGCTCCTTTATGAGTTCATACCTGCGTTGTTCCCAGTCTATAACCTTTTCAAATTCGAGTGCTGTAGCCGGTAGCGTCCGACCGTCATTCGTACAGTATGCTCCACATGAAATACTCATCGTACCTGAAGAATTAACCTCCACTGTTTCTCCGGTCGCTTTTAATATCGCTTTCATAATTTTGCTATTAGATAATTTAAATACCAATACAATCCAAAGTAAAACACCGTACAAACAATCACAGTAGCCATAATCCAAAATGCTAACAGCCTGTATCTTTTATCTTCTTCCATCTGTAAAGTGTTTCATTCTCCATTTCTTAAATTCATGCTCACGTTCCGATAACCGTTCACAGGTCCTATCATAAGGGTCTGATTTATATCTGGAAGCTTCATTTATAGATTCTTCCTCGGCTGCACCACAGCGTTCGGAAAAATACCTGCGAAACCACCCAAGTATTATCTGCCCGTCCAATCGGTCATATAAATTGCCGTAATAGCCGCTTTTGGCGCGCTTAAAGAGCAAATTTATATCTGCTATAGTCAGAAACTTATAATCCTGTAAGATTATCATGGCAGTTTCAAAAGTTTGGGCATCCGTCATCTTCTTGCCTACATTCACAAACTCACGCAGATTAACAAGCCATCCCTCCAAGTATGCTTGAAGGCAATCATAACCGTATGCTTGCTCTATCTCAATCAACGCAGGTGTATTGGCACTAAATACAGCCGGGTAAGAATTAACCGCCCTGCATGCCACCTGTACCGCCGGAACCGAGAATTCTCTCAAGAATGTTTCTTTTGTAATCGTCGCTAACATTCGAGTTTCCCCCGGCTGCCGTACCACCACCATTTGTCTTTCTGTATTTTCCATCTTCCATATCCTTTTTTGCCCATTTTCGGAATGTCAAATTTGCGCTGACGTATTTCTTCAACAGCTCACGGTAATTGTGCATGGAGCGCAAAGTATTCTCGATTACCTCAATGGGGAAATCTTGTTTTATCCGTTCAAACTGGGCTTCTGTAAACGGCTCCTTCAATTTACCCACATTAGGAGCGTTTGTATCAATCCAAGCCTTGAACTTTTTAAAATTCTCACTCTCGGGGGATGGGGGTTCCTCGCGCGTGCGCGTAATACTCCCATCCTCTCCTTTACTCTCCTTTCCTTTCCTATCCTTTCCAGCAGGAATATTCTCTACCGTTCCCGATTCTTCGGGAATATTCTCGAATGTTCCCGAATTTCCTGTTTGGGCGGAAAGAAGAGCCTTTTCTATAACTTCTTCCGGAATTTTTGACTTTTGCGGTTTGTCGATGCGTTCGCTGGAAAAGTCCATCACGTAGTAGCTTTTGTTCTCGTATGTAAAAGGTACAAGGACGGAGTTCTCAATCAGCTCTTTCAGCCACCCAGAAACCTGCTGCTTACGAATGTCTTCGCGGGCAGGAAAAACTTTCGACTTAATGATAACCTCATTCGCAAGAATGACGCCGCTATCATCAGCAAAGTTCTTCATGCCGATATAAAGCAGCCAAGCAGGAAGAGATACATTCGAAAATCTTTCATCTTCCCAAAATTCCGGAACTATAGTTCTAATTCTTGGCATTATTACACTATCTAATTATGCAACCTTCTTTAGGCACTTCTGTATCAAATTCATATTATTATTCACCAGCTTTACTATGCTATCATGGTATTCTGTGTCTTTATTGCAGACACCACGAGATTGGACGATACTGAGTGTCTTTAAATTAACTTCAACCGTTTCAATATGCTTCTTGCCTATCCGGGCAGAAAGGATAAGAGAATCCTTCTTCTTGAAATATTCATTTGAGAAGACACAATGGTGCATAATTTCTCCTTCTTTCTTAAATTCCTCAAGGCTTTTCAACGGTATCACCACAATCTTACCATCCGACAGTTTCAAATCAAAGAATTTCGATTTCTCCTTAATGTAGTCTTCGGCATATTTCTTAAGTTCAAGCAAACGCTGCATATCACGTGCCTTGCGTGTCTTTTCATCATCACGCTTTTTCTTTGCCACATATAAGTCATGGGCTCTTTTCAGATTCGTAGGGCAAACATAGTAAGCGTTATGCAAGTCTTTATGATAACGTGTCAGCAAGTCCAAATAATCAAACCACATCGAAGCATCCTTTATCTTATACTTGTTCCGAAGACAGATTTTTATAGAAGGCCAATAGCTGCTCACTTTATAACGAAGACTGTACCAATGGCTCAATAAATCATACCGCTTTGCTTTAAGAAGCGTTTCGAGTTTAGGATTAACAGGAATGGCATTAATTGCATCAAGAAATGACAGTCCATGAAGTCTGTAATCTATTCCCATCCTTGTGTATTGCGGTTTGAATACAGAATCCGGATGGTATTTATCACAGTAAACATCATTATCTCCGATACTATAATACGATCCTACAGTCTTGTTACGAATTTCAAGATTTCCACACCAACCACTACAGCCTGTATTTCTTGCAAGAGCCATCACTTCCCGTTTTCCATCGTCTTTAATCCAATGTTGAAGCACTTCCCGAATAAAATAATGAGGTTCCCTGCCTTCACGATAATAAGCATATAGTTCAAAGCATCGGATAACCTGGAACTCTTCACATATATCTGCCTTTCCTATCCTTATAAATTGCTGATTAGTACGTTTCCTCGACCATTCTATTTTTAAGGATGCACCGCAATGAGGACAAACGGCACGCTTGCGATTTACAAGTTCTGTAGAAAAACGCTCTCCACACTCCATACATACGACACGGGACTTGGTAGCATATCCTATATGGTTCAGACAATCATTATTAGCCCACTCAGTCATCATACTTTTTATATCGGGTAGCTGGCTACTCAAACCAACTACCCTAAATTGTAATTTCGTTCTCGGTTTCATAATCCTTCAAATAATGAGAATTGCAAAGAAGATGATTCGTTTTTCTTTCCTTTACGCCTGCTATTCATTTTTTCCGGACAACCGGTTTCTTTTTGAGGTGCAGCACCCACATCACTTTTAGGTGCCTGAGAAGTGGCTGCTTTGTAATTGGTCTGCTTACTAACTTTAATGTCGTCTTCATCATAGTAATGTACTGCAAGACCGAAAACCTCATCGTCAGACATACATACGGCATTACCGCGTTTCTTTGCCTCACTAAGAATATAATCAAAACATTCGTTTATATTCTTATTAGGTTTCGCATATACACTAGCGAAAAGAGGGTCATTCTTCGCCCGTTCTTCCAAATACGATTGGATGATCTGTTTGGGTGTTTTAGTTTTTTCCATAGCATTAATTATTTATAGACATCGGCATTAATAAATAAGTAAGGCTGCGTTCTTCTTCATCGCAGCGAGATAAAACAGCCGCTCTTGACGGGTCCGTCATGGATATAGAAATGTCTTCTGAGGGAATACTATTCACAAGTTCTATCAAGAAACCGCTCTTAAACCCTATCTCAATGGCTTCACACCCATCCTGCAAAACCACAGTTTCTTCCGCAGACTTGGAAAAATCGAAATCATGGGCAGTTATAAGCAGGGAGCTCTTATCGAATTTTAGGACAACCAAAGAGGAAGAGATATTGCAGAATACCGAAACACGCTTTAAAGCCGCCAATAAGTCATTTCTTTTTAGAACTACTCTCTTGGACTGATTTTGAGGAATGACCGCTCGGTAATTGGGATATCGTCCTTCTATCATTCGGCACACAAGCCGATAAGAGTCAAAATCAAACTGAACATTAGTTCTATTCACTTTTACTTCCAATTCCAAGCAATCTTCCGGAACCAGATTGGAAAGCAATTTTGCAAACTTGCTCGGAAGAATAAATCCGGCGCGTTCCTTACGTGTATATGAAGCCGGCAGTTCAACCATTGCCAACCGACTGCCATCTGTACCGACATAAGAAGTCTTTTCCAAATCTATGTCAAAATAGACTCCGTTCATCGTAGGACGAAGTTCGTCATTTGCACTGCAGAACTGAACTTGGCGAACCCCATACAGCAAGTCATTACCTGATAGCAGAAACGAATGACTACTATCATCAATATTCATTTCCGGATATTGCTTGCCATCCTCAATAGGCATGGTGAATTTTCCGTTTGCGTACTTGACTACCATTTCCTTTTCATAAATGGAAATGGTTAAAGGCTGTTCGGACATTTCTTTTAAACCATCCAATAATGTCTTGGCATTTGCCAGAAAAGAACGGTTTGCAAAATCCGCCTTGCCATCCACATTGGTAGATATGCGGCCACCTTCCTCACCGGCCGTTACTTGAATAAAGCCTGATTCGTCAATGACAAACAAAAAATTGTCATAAGCCGGCAATGTGTTCTTTGGCTGAATGATTCTGCCTACTGATTTCAGTTTGTCTAATAATGCTGTTTTTGAAACAAGTATTTCCATGTGTCATTTGTTTTTATGGCACATAGCAAAGAGAAGAATGTGTTAGAAGTGAAAAATGCTGTTTTCAATATATTATAAACAGCAAAAGCCGGATAAATATAGTATTTTATCCAGCTCGTAACCAATTGCTCGGTGCAAATATAGAAAGAGTTTATTTCACAACAAACTTTTTCAGACTTTTTTTATTCATTTTTCTTCAAAAGGTCCAAAACAGCCCTATTTGCCTTGTCGCAAATGGAATAATCAATATCAATATAGATATCTGCCATTTTAAAATCATTGTTCACGTGCCCAAGGCAAAAATCAACATCCGCTTTGGCTATCCCGGCTTTATTTCTTGCTATACTTGCCCAACTATGGCGGGCCCAGTTGGTAGATAGTTGTACCCCTAATCCAAGCTGCTTGGAAACCAGCTTCAGCTCCTTATTGACCGCTTTCAGGAAATTATTATAGTCGGTATATCTCATACGGAAATAAGACAAGAATGTACCATTGCTATAATAATCAAGCAGAGGGCGCAACTCCGGTTCCACCCTTACAGATAAAGGTACATAACTCTTGTTGTCTATCGTCGTCTCTTTTGAGCGCCTATATTCAACCCTGCCGTAAGTCTCGTTGGCCAAAGAGAAAAAATCTTTCATGTTAATACCCATCAGGTAGAACAACATCATAAAGACATCACGTGCCATGGTTGTACGTGGATTATCAAACCGGGCATCCCTAATCCTTTTAATGGCATCTATCGGCAGGCTTTTCCGTTTCCGTATATACTCCGGTATCACAACACGGGAAAAAGGATTGTTCGGGATACGTATTATATCATAATCTTCATTATTGAAATGCTTCCTTGCCTTGTTGTACAAAGAACGGATACCGCGAAGGTAATTATTGACTGTACCCGGCTCCATTCTCCGCTGCATATCAGCAACTCCATCAGCTTTGCTCCTAACTATGATTACCCGATTCTCAAGGTATTCTTTAAAACTTTCCAAGGTTTTCGATTTTATATCCTTGGCATCAATACGCTCAGAACCATAGAAAGCAATAAAAGCATTAAGGGATGACTCATACCAGTTGGCAGTCTTTCTTTTAACTGTTTTTGTTATAATTCCTCTTGCAAATTCCACAAAATCAATAAATTCACTTTCAGGAGAAGCTATTTTCAATACTTCTTCTTTTAACTCCGAACAGCTCATTTTTGCCGTTCGGGTACTGCCAAGCTTTATATATGCGCCACGATACTTTTGTACCAGATTGGTTATTTCATAGTTCAAATTCTCGCTATTAGCTGATAATGAAGATATTGAACCGTCCTCATTCATCAAATCAGGCTCTATGAAATATTCTGTAGGAATATACTGGGCCGAACTGTTATGATAGACCCTTATTTTAACATTGGTAGTGCCATCTTTTTTCAGATGACGGCCACCTTGAAACACCACTGCTTTAAATGTTGCCAT